CCCCTATTAAAGAGGAAGCGGAAAGTGTGGGACTAAATAAAGAGGACCACCATGACTCCTTCCGAAAATTTTGCCAAGACTTTGGCAAGATGAAGAGGACGGATGATCCCAGTTACTTTGTTCATAAGGCTGCGGAAAGATTATCAGAGATATCCAAGGAAGAAGCCGAGGATATTGGGGATGGTCGTAAGCATTGGGAGAGATGCGTCATCATTGATGACTGTCGTTATCCTAATGAATGTAAGTTTGGTAAGGCTGTTGACGCTATCTTAGTATTCGTTACTAGAGGTGATAGTCTTCCAGATAAGAATGCCGAGTGGAGGCTACACGAGTCTGAACACATGAGTCGTATTGTTGATTCCACTGGATTTGAATCCCACTTCGATGAGGTGTTTGATGTCTTTATTATCAACGATGGTAAGAAGGAAGATCTCCAACGTCTTGTTAAGGACAGGGCTAGAACTTGGTTAAGCATACATCAGCCAAACTTTGGCGATTGCCTTTCCGATGGATGCACCTGCCCTTTGTGTGTGGCTAAGAGAGCCGGAACAATTCCAGATCCAACAGATGTTCTAGAATATATCCTTCGTAAGCTCACAGGTCAGGACTTTACTCCCGAACAATTAGATGCCCTTGAGGATCGTATTGATAAGGGACAAACACCACAGATAGAGATTGATTTTATGATTAATTTCGATGATGACGAGGAAGAAACAGATGAAGAAGCCTAATTTAGCCATACTAGATGGAGATATTCTAGTCCACAGAGCAGCTTGGTGGGCAGATAACGAGGGTGTGGACATGCTTGAGCCCCGCCTCCATCAGGACATTGATAGCTGGAGTGCGGGACACGGTAAGTATATGGTTGCGTTCTCCTGTAGGCGTGAGGATAACTACCGAAGAGATTACTTTCCTCTATATAAGATCAACCGAGCTGGTCGCCCAGAACCTGAGTGTCTGAGCTATGCGAAGGAGATCGTAGAGGATAGGTGTACTACTATCCAAAGACCTAGGATTGAGGCTGACGATATCCTAGGTATGATGGCCTCAGCTGGTCTAGCCACCTCTGTAACTATTGATAAAGACCTCCAAGCCTGCCCCGGATGGCATTGGAATCCCGATAAAGACAGAGAACCCCACTATGTGAGCGAAGAAGAGGCTGATCTTAACCTCTATTGTCAGTGGATTTCTGGGGATTTGACAGACAATATCTTCGGTGTGTGGAATTGGGGACCAAAGAAAGCTAGGAAGTTATTGGAGAATACTCCCCGTGAGGAGTGGGATAGTGTAGTTGGAGAGCTCTTCAGAGAGAATCCTCGACCAGAACACAAAAGGATTGATGAGATAGAGCGAATGGATCCCTGTGAGTACGCTCTTTCCCAAGCAATTTGTGTAAGAATCCTGCGAGACGGGGAATACAACAAGAAAAAGGAGGAGGTTAAGCTATGGATTCCAGACCTAAGTCACGTAGTCAACGTAGAAGACCACTGAGAGAGCCTATTGGGGACACAGAGCCCTATAATCGGGTCTATAAGTATAACCCACAGAATGTACAAGAGGATAATTCAACAGATGAAACGGTAGAAGTAAGAGTTAAGTTCTTTATAGCTAAGGACATGGATACTTTACGGTGGATCTATTGCTGGGCAGGAAGTCCTGTTCAACATTGTCAGGTGTATATTGATGGATTGATTCATAATATGGATCATAAACAGAAGAGTCATTGGATGGTTTATGACCTCTATAGAGGAGATAAACCCGGTGGTGTCTACGAGTTAGCTAAAGAATTGATCTTTAAAGTACCTCGTAGTAAGGTAGATTGGGATAAGATCCGAGCTGTTAGCGAGGGATTTAAAATCAGTCTACTTAGAGCCTGCCTTTGGGGGGTTGTCCGCCATAGTAGGGGAGGAAGGGATATCCCAAAGTCCTCACCTGATTGTGTATCAGTTAGTAAACAAATCTTAGGAACGTTAGGTATCCTAGCTTCAGGGGAACTTCCTTGGGAACTATATAAATGCCTCACTGAAGCCTATCAACCAGAAGAAGAATCACATAGGAGTTTTATGTAATGGCATACGATAAATATAGAAGTGCAACAGAGATTGCAAATACCTTTGGAACTATTTCAGCAGAGCACGACGCGTTGTGGATTGGTGCAGACGATACCGGTGGTGGGACTGGTGCAAATGGGGATCTTAAATGTACATTCGCTAAGGATACTGTAGCAGTGACCCTTAAGGGGATTACTGCGGGAACTCTTTTGCCTATTGAAGTTGCATCCATCGATGACACAGTTACTAAGGTTGGAAGCGTTGTAGCTTTGGAGTCTGGCGAACGTTGGAGCACTTGATATGTATAATAAATACAATTCAGCAAGCGGTGACTGTTATGAATCGGTGGAACCCTCAGTAACTGGGGACAAAACCCTGACGTTCACAGATACCCAAGACGCAGTATATGTTCGGGGTGGGGTAGGCTCAAGTAACAAAGGTACGTTGTCATGGAATTATCCCGCCGTAGTTAATATTGAGGTGGACGGTGAGGCTATGGTTGTTAAGAATAATTCAATACTTGAAACAGAGGTAACATCTATTAAGCTAGACGTTGCTTTGACTCAGATTGCGTGGCTTCAGATGATAGGGCTAAGGAACATATCATGAATTTATATAGACAATTTATTAGTCTGTCTCGGTACGCACGGTGGAGGGATGATACTCTCCGTCGAGAGACATGGGATGAAACCGTCACTCGGTTTATGTCCTTCATGCGTAAGCACCTCAGTGAGAATACTTCATATGAATTAGAAGATAACCTTGCTGAGGAACTTCATGAAGCCATCCTCAACCATGATGTCATGCCTAGCATGCGTCTGTTGATGACGGCTGGAGAACCTGTAGAGTTAGATAACATTTGTGCATACAACTGTAGCTACCTCGCAATCAACAGGCCTCAAGCCTTTGATGAGGTTCTTTACATTCTGATGAATGGAACCGGTGTTGGCTATAGTGTTGAGAAGGAAGATGTGGATCAGCTGCCCGCTGTGCCTCCCTACATTGAAGATGTAGATACTACTATTGTAGTAGGAGATTCAAAGCTCGGATGGGCTAAGGCATTCCGACAACTCCTTGAGAGTCTATGGAAGGGTGAGAATCCTACCGTCGATTACGATAAGATTCGACCTATGGGCTCCCGTCTCATGACCTTTGGTGGAAGAGCCAGTGGTCCTGAGCCTCTAAAGAAACTGTTTAACTTTACCCACGAAACATTTGTTTCCGCAGAAGGTAGGCAGCTAAAGCCGATTGAAGTACACGACATCGTGTGTAAGATTGGTTCTTGTGTTGAGGTGGGTGGGGTTAGAAGATCAGCATTGATTTCCTTATCCGACCTTAACGATGCCGATCTTCGTGTTGCTAAGACTGGTGAGTGGTGGCGTGATAAGTCATTCCGTTCCCAAGCTAACAACTCCGCTGTCTACGAAGGTAAGCCTTCGATGGGACAGTTCATGGAGGAGTGGATGTCCCTTTACAATTCTAAATCAGGTGAGCGTGGTATCTTTAATCGAGATGCCTGTCGTACTGTGATTACTAGGAATGGTAGGAGATCCCCTCATCATAAGTTTGGTACTAATCCCTGCTCTGAGATTATTCTTAGGGACATGGAGTTCTGTAACTTGACTGAAGTAGTTATTCGTGAGGATGATGGGGTAGATGTACTTGCAAATAAGGTACGTCTTGCTACTATCCTCGGTACTTTCCAAGCTTCTTTAACTAACTTCCGACACATCAATCCTGCCTTCGAGAAGAATTGTAGAGAAGAAGCGTTGCTTGGGGTAAGTTTAACTGGTATTATGGATAACTCATTAACAGCCTTGGCTGATCCCGGGTTGCTTCGTAGTCTTAAGAAAGTATCTATTGATACTAATGAGCAGTATGCCGATAAGCTTGGCATCAATAGGTCCAAGGCTATTACATGCGTGAAGCCTAGTGGTACTGTGTCCCAACTCGTGGACTCAGCCTCAGGCATTCACCCTCGACACAGTGAGTATTATATTCGTCGTGTTCGTGGAGATGTTAAAGACCCTATGACTAAGTATATGATGGCCAATGGATTTCCTCATGAAGTCTGTAACTATCAGCCTGAAAATGTGGTTGTGTTCTCATTTCCTCAGTCAGCTCCTACTTCCTCAATCATGAGGGAACAGTTGTCTGCTATTGATCACCTTAAGATTTGGAAACGATACCAGTTATACTGGTGTGAGCATAAGCCGTCCATTACAATTTCCATTAAGGATGATGAGTGGATGGAGGTAGGTCAGTTTGTATGGGAGAACTTTGATTTAATGAGTGGGATATCTTTCCTTCCTTATTCAGAGCATACTTATGAGCAAGCACCTTATGAGGAGATTGGTGAGGATTCTTACCATGAGATGGTTAGTAGCCTCCCCACACTTGATAGTTGGGATGGGCTTAAGGCATGGGAACTCGAAGACAATACAAAAGGAGCTCAGACTGCGGCTTGTGTAGCTGGTCAGTGTGAGATTGTAGATATATGAAAAACTTATCAATGAATAATATGAACTCTCTTGAAAGAATGGAGTGGGAGTTTGATAATAATCTTCCCATGTCCCAACGAGAACGTCTGGCGATGACAGAAGTTTATCGTTTAAAGAAGGAGATGGAGAATAGTGTCAAAGAAACAGTGGCCAAGGATCGACCCAGAGTTACTAAAGACTCTTGAGGAAATGTATCCAAAATATGAATACTCCCCTGACCTAACCCGCGAAAGCTGGGCCTTTCGTGGTGGTCAGAGGGATGTCATTTCTAAACTCAGAGGTATTCTAAAACAACAACAGCAGAAAGTTTCAGGAGAAACTCTGGATCCTCTATATAAAAGACAAGGAGATAGCAATGGGTAGTAGCATGGGAAAAGGTGGAAGCTCGGCAGGATATTCTGGGCCTACCGAATCACAATTAGCAGCACGAAGGGCAGAGGAGAGGGCAGAAGCATCTCGTCAACGAAGAGAAGCTAGACTCGAAGCTCTTGAGGATGCTCGAAGACAATCAGAAAGAGATGAACAGGCGGCATCTAAGGCTAAACTAGATGAAGCGGAAGCTTTGGCAGCTCGTGAAGCTAAGGAAGACATGGTTGGTCAAGAGGCCGAAGGTCAAGCAACAGCAGAACAGCAGCAGCAGATGGACATTACCGGTACAGGTGATAGATATGGGGCTGAAGTAAGACCCGGAAGTGCTGGCGAAAAGCGTCCAACTAAGAAGAAACCCGGATCTGGTGGCGGTGCTAGTGGAACGGGCGGAGCACGTTAATGTTTAGTAAAAAGAAAACAACTAAGAAGGTAACCACGGAAACCGTGGCTCCTAAGCCGTCAAAGAAAAAGACGAAGAAAAAAACCAATCCGAAAATGCCGGGAACAATGGCATATCAGGAATGGGAAATTAAAAATAAGGGGGACTAAGGATGGAAATGTCTGAAGATACTATCGCTGATAGATTTCGGTTAATGGATTCAAAGCGAGAGGCTAAACTTCAGAGAGCTAGATACGCTGCATCCTTAACTATACCCAGTTTACTTCCTCCTAAAGGATCAACTGAACAGGACCAAGTAGGACAAACCTTCTCGTCTGTCTCATCTAGAGGCGTGACTAGTATGGCAAGTAGAATCTTGGCAGCAATGCTTCCATTAAACGATGCACCGTTCTTCTCCTTCTCATCTAATATGGGGACAGAGATGTCGGTGGAGGTGTGGAATTATTTAGACTCACTGAGTTATCAAGTCCACAGAAAACTTTCATCTAAGAACCTAAGAGAAGTAATCTTCCAAGCCCTACAGCATTTGATTGTAGTTGGTGATGTTCTTGTTGTGATGGAGAATGACTATTCTTTCCGTCTCATTAGGCTTGACCAATATGTAGTCAAGAGGGATGTTAATGGGGATATTATCGAAGCTATCTTTCTTGAGTTTGTTCCTTCGGAAGATACCCAAGGTCACTTCTCTCAGGGACTGGGTGCTCAAACTCGTGCTGGATACGACACCGTATATAATAGGGTTGTCAAAGAAGACATGGGATGGAAAGTAATAAAAGAAAAGAACGCTGAGATTATTGAGGAAGGTGAATACTCTGTATGTCCCTTCACCCCACTCAGGTGGTCTGAGATAGCTGGAGAAAACTATGGTCGTTCTCATTGTGAGGATATGATTGGTGATATAGGAACTTTAGAATCCTATACAGAAGCTTTGATTGAGGGCATGGCCGCAGGCAGTGCCTTCTTCCTTTGCGTCGATCCAGCAGGAATCACAGAGATTGATGACATCAATGGCTATGCCAACGGCTCATGGGTTCCTGCTAGACAGCAGGATCTATTTGTAATGTCTCCTTCTCAGACAATGAACCCTCAGATTCAAGCAGCATCGGCTGCCGTGGAAACCCTTCGCAAGGAGGTTGGCAACGGCTTCCTCTTAAATAGCTCGGCTATTCCCACGGGCGATAGAGTTACCGCAACAGCTGTTCGCATGGTTGGACAGGAATTAGAACAGGTTCTGGGCGGAGCCTTCTCCGCCATCTCAAGGAGTCTTCTTGTCCCTATTGTTGAGCGTACTGTATTCCTCATGCTTGATGAAGGACTAGTTGATAAGAGGCTCGAACAACAGTTTACTGAGGACGGTCTTCTTACAGTGGAAATTGTAACTGGTCTTCAATCCTTAAGTAGAGACTCAGATCTACAGAAGCTAATGCAGATGGGTGAGATGGTTCGTAATCTTCCTGAACAAGCTATGGCTATGTTCAGATGGGAAGAGTATGGGCGTGCTCTCATTACTTCCTTAGGCTTTGATTCAAATAATTGGATTAAGAGCGAGGAAGAAGTCATGGCACAGCAGAAGAAACTACAAGAAGAACAGCAGCAGCAACAGATGCAGCAAGGCATGATGGAACAAGCTCAAGGTCTTGCGGTCGGAGCTGCACAACAAGATATAGAACAAACGGGTGGACAAGGTATCGCCCAAATGGCTCAGCAAATGGGCATAGGAGGATGAGAAATGCCAGAGGTTGGTGGAAGAATATTCCCTTATACTAAAAAAGGCATATCCGATGCAAAAGCATACGCTAAAAGAACTGGCAAGAAGCTAGTTACTAATGAGCGTACTACTCGAAAGAACCCTAAAAGGAAATACAAGTGAACGAAAACATTTCAGATGAAGTACAATTAAATCCCACACCAGCAGAGACTCAGCATACTAAAGAGAAGGATGCCTTCATTAGATATACTCAGGATCAGGGAGATACAATCCCTGAGAACTTTGCTGACGCTGGGTCATGGTATGATTCTCTAAAGAATGCACAGTCTCAGTACACTCAAGGACAGCAAGAGATTGCCGAGTTGAAGAAACAATATAATGAGAATGGTGTTACTAACCCTAACTATAATCCCGAAGCTTCAGGCGAAGCTACTCAAGAAGCACCTCAAGAAGAGACTGCTCCCCTTGAAAACGTTGACTCACTTCAGATTTCCCCTCCTAGTGAGGATGAAATCCCTACGGATTCTGACACTATGTTGGAAGCCCCAGCAGAAGTTTCTGTTGGTGAGTGGAATGACTGGGGAAACATCATTGATGCGAGTGGAGGCGAGGTTCCTGATTCTCTAAGGAATGCTATTAAGTCTCGACTCAATGTTGATGATAAGATTATTAATGACTATATGAATCAAAGACAGATGCTTCAGCAACAGAACGTAGATAACGCAGCCAACCTTGTTGGTGGGCAGCAAGAGCTAAACAAGCTCATGTCTTGGTCTGCTGAAAATCTATCAGAAGATGAACGTGTTGCAGTCAACGGCCAGCTAGCAGGTCCGGGCTACAAGACGGCAATCCTAGGGCTTAAGGCCCGATACGAGACTTCGGATAATGTCTCGGCAGCACGAGGTCGTGAACCAAGTGCTACTCCGAACCGAACCTCAAACTCTAACGCCTATCAGGGTGTTACTCCATATGCTTCAGATCAGGAGATGTTTGTGGATCAGAGAAATCCTAGATATAAGACAGATGGCAAATTTCGTCAGGCTGTTGATGCAAGGATTATCGCAACTAGTCAGAACGGATATCGTACTTGACTAGTGCCATTGGAAAACTATTGTTAATAGCCCGCTCTCCGGAGCCTTGGTAAAAAGACTTTAACTTTTCCGCTAGAAGATACGGACTCTGGGTAATCCCAGAACAATCCTAATCTAAGGTATAGGCAAAACTTTTTTATTTGTTTTACTTTAAGATAAGGAGATAATACTATGACTTATGGTCCAGGTGTTATTGAACAAGGGGGAACATTACACTCCCAACTTACAGGTGTCAACCGTCGTGTTGATTCCGCTACATTGCCCGATACCAGTGTGGTTTCAAGTAAGCTTTGGCTTACAGTGTGGGCAGGCGAAGTACTGAATGCTTATGATCAGTACATTTCTTTCGAACCTCATGTCAATCATAGAACGATTGCAAATGGTACGGAAATTAAATTCCCATTAACCGGCACAGTTTCACTGAAACCTCAGTGGGGTGCTGGTGAAGAGCTTGCTGGCGGCGGTGGTCCTTCCACTGAAGTCAGCGTCACGCTTGATGACCGCCCAATGGCGGCTCACTTCGAGCTTGATAACCCCGATATGATGATTTCCCAGTGGGAGTATCGTTCGGAAATGGCTCGTCAAACAGGCATGACTTTAGCAAACACAAGCGACAAGCAGATTGCATCGCTTATTGCTCAGGCAGCTTGTAAAATGTCAGCCAATGCTCTGACAGCTGTGGGAACAGATCGCATGGATCCAGATGATTTGTCCACCGGGATCGAAGCTGGCACAGGTGGTCAGGTTTACTCCGGTGACGGAGATGCTACGGGCAGTGGTGGTGACGGTACTGATACTTCCGGAACCACTCGTGGCTTTAACTATGCAGAATTAGGTACTCCTAACTTTTCTGGTAATACTACTGCGAAGCGAACAAGTGCGGCTCTTGGTCTTCTCGAAGACATCGAGCACTTCTTCGTCCACTTGCAGGAGCTTAACGCTCCTACTGAGGGCGTAGTTTGTTGCGTTTCACCGCAGGCTTTCCAAGATATCCGTGCATTGAATATTGCCAGAGCATCTTCTGACTTCGCTAACGGCGGCGGTCATCCGTTCTTCGGTGGTGGTGCTACGGATATGGGTGGTCTTGGTGCTCCGCTTACAGCGGGAATGCATGGTTTGCAGGATATTCTGATGTATCAGGGTTGCACTATCATGAAGACCAACCACGGTGGATTCTTTACTGATTATACTTCCGCATCCATTGGCGATGCTAAGTATAACAAGGATCTGTCAAAGCTAGCTGCACTTATTTGGCAGCCTGATGCTGTTGCCCGACTTTCCCTTCAGGGAATGAAGGTTGATAGTGTTGAGGATGTTCGCCGGAACACTCACTTTACGGTTGCTTCCACCTTCAAGGGTGGCGGTACTCTCCGTACCGAGTGTGCTGGTGCAATGCTTATTGACGTAGCCTGATTTAGGTTTGTGTTAATAATAACAGCCACGCTCCCCACCCCTCTCGTTTGGGGTGGGGAGTCTTTTTGAAAGGAGGTGATCGTTTATCTATCCACCCCTATTAGCTAATCATTTAACAAGGAGAAATTATGGGAGCTTTATTAAAACAAGATGCCGTTAATCAAATGCTTCTCGCTTCAGGTGAGACTATGGTTAATGACTTAACAACAGACTCAGGCGTAGATACGTCGGTTGCAGAGTTTATGTTAGACCAAGTTACTCGTGATTGGCAACTTAGAGGACTTGCAGAGAATGAAATGATCACATACTACGGCCCAGATGCCGCAGATAATAATAAAATTGTACTCAAACAAGGTACTACTGCCTCTACTGATGGGTCAACCATCTATGCTGAATTGCTCAGCACTCATTGGACAGCCTATAGTTCAGATGGTAGACCTCAGCAACGCATCATGGCTATCATTAGGCACGATGCTACTCAGACAGGCAATAACAACTATAAACCAATCCTCTATAATATCATTGAGGATACTAGTGCTTGGGTCACCCCCGTAAGCAGTGCTTCTGGGAAGTATACTGTCCTAGAAAGGATTCAGCTTTCGTGGAATGACATGGCTACTCCCATTCAGCAGGGTATTGCTGATAGGGCTGGTAGAGAATACCAGATGCTTACAACCGGTGATGGGGATGTTGATAAGGTCTTGGCTCAGAAAGAACAGATGAGCCGGATGAGAGCAAGAGCTTCTGATATCTCTTTCAAGAGAAGAAATATCTTTGCTGGAGGGGATCCCGCAATTAGGCGGGCAGCGAGCCGACATCAATGGGGTAATAGCAGTTCAACCACAAGAAAACTTGGGTGGTAAGGAGTAATAAATGGCAACAGTAAGGGTTCCAATCATGAATTTGTTTAGCGGTGTTGCTAGGCAACCTAGTTCTAAACGACTTACTTCAGAGTTACAGAACATAGAGAATGCAATCCTTACTTTGGAGAGATCAGCAGAGAAAAGACCTCCAATGGAGTTTATTCATGGAGGAGATGCGGGGGGATTCCTTTCCAATTCGCTATTCATTGGTGATGCAGCCTCGGCAGATCCAGACGATATCGCTTACTTCTTCTTTGATAAGACCTTGACTGAAAGATATATTATCATTGTCAATCGAGGAGTCGCACACGAAAGTTCTAACTTACTTAAGATATTTAAGTTTAAAGAAGTGGGAACAAGTACTGTCCCTGAGGCAGGTCCTATGGTGGACGTTCAGAAAGTTAGAACTGGAGACTGCATTATCGAACGAGTCTTTGAGGGGACTTCTGCAACTGATCAGACCATTGATTTAACTAGAGTAAATGGCGATGCAGCAGGATATCCGGACTATACCGACAATGATATTTATTTACCTACTGTTGGTGGAGACAGGTTAGATGATATCTGGGAGTACTGTAAGTGGAATCCCGATGATAAGCCAGCTAGAGATACTCTTAAAGCTACCTTCTTTGGTAGTGCCATTATGATTTTAAATAATCAGGCTCCCGCTACAACATGGACTTACGCAGACCACACAGACGGCAACATCCCATCTACCCACGCTTTAGGAAAGAAGCTTACTTATAGAGTTGCACGAGCTCCAGATGAGACAGGTGATTACATCATGGGCGGTACTTATGACTCAGCCGAAGATGCTCACACTCCTGTAGGCGGTTGTTCTGGATCTCATCCAATTCAACTATTCAAAGGAGCAGACGGAAACGGAACAATCGATATCTCTGACTTCAATTTGAATGTGGTATCCGGAAGTTCGGCTGCTACTTATGGACTAGGTACATGTCTTTTATCTCAAGAGAGTGTCACCACTGCGTCCAATCTAATTACCGCGTTAAATTCTATGATGGTAGATACAACACTAACAGCTGACGGATCATCTGTTAATGTAAGCATCGATACTTTTATAGGAACAACCGACCCCTTCTCTTTAGATACAGATGGTGGAGCAAACACGGGTAAGATTAAGTGCAACGTGGGTACGGACATTGTTCAGTTCTATGATGGTAGTGGAAACACTGCCACTCATTTAGGATTCAGTGGATCAACATCAGTATTCGATGCAGCTAGGCGAGTAGGCAAGAATCTTCAGCCTTACCTTGCTGATGCCGATGATTCTAGTGTTACAGCCCCGGTAGATTCCTTTGGTGGGACTGCTTCCGGCAGTGTGTTTATCACTGATCATAGCAATGTCGTGACTACGTGGAGTGTTTCAGGAGCCGATTGGGAAGCAATCAGAGATGACTTAGAAAGCAGCAGTAGTAACAAGTATACCCTTACCTTGAACGGAAATAAAGATGGGTGCTACATTGTTTATGGATCGAGTCCTCCAGCCTCTGGTACTGAGGGGCAGCTGCCTGTCAAAGTAATAGATGATAGCGGAGATTTTGCACTACGGATGGGACTTAAGTACGACATAGGCATGCATAAACCAGTCAGAGACGATAAGTCAATAGCATCAGATATATACCAGACAGAGCTCGGTCAAAATATTTCTAGCTTCCAAGCTATCGAGATTCCACCAGAAGGTGATGACCAGACCCGAGTTAATGGAGAAGAGGCAGCACTTAAGGCACTGTATGAAAGAACTGGCATAGGTAATGTAGATGGATATGGTAAGGTTTGGTACTGTAGGAGTGGATTCCTCACGTTTCCACAAGGATTCTACCGTTGTACTAGCAACCTAACGATCCCTCACTATACACAGGTTAGAGCCGAAGACGAACACTCTGTTCTCTATGAACCTAGTCTCCCCTTCTTAATTGTCAATACCGACAACAACAAGTGGAGGGTTGAATACCCTGAATGGGAGCCAAGAGAAAGTGGTACGGCAGGTAACAACCCCGGACCTCAAGCCTTCCAGCCCGATAGTGATAACGCAGTCAAGGGTAGGGTTATTTCTGATATTGCTTTCTGGCGAGAGAGATTGTTCTTCACTGTAGCAGATATGGTCTTTAGTTCTAGGAATAATGATTGGTTTAATGTCTGGCTTAAAGACCCAAACAATATTACTTCGGAAGATCCTATTGATATTAGAGCATCTTCGGGAAAATACACACGAATTAACTTCATGATTCCATTTGATGATTTCATGTTTATTAACACGGGAGGGGAAACGCAATATGAACTCCAAGGGTCGAACAATGTTATCTCTCCAACTACTGCTGAACTGGCTCCAACGTCATTTTACTCAGCTTCGAGCATTATTGAGCCCTTGGTTCTCGGGACTCAGATTTATTGGTTCGATGACGAACGACTGTATCTTTATAACTCTTCAGCTGGATCTTCGGTAAACAATACTACCGAGGTATCGATCCACGCTGCTGGGTATTTGCCTAAGAACTTCAGATGTGCAGCTGTTGCACCCGCACAGGACAGCATCTTTGTAGTTGATGAGGATAATCCTGATTCACTCTATATCTATACCGCAAGGTGGTCCGGCGGTCAGCTAGCACAGAACGCATTCTATAAGTAT